TTCCTCGCTGCGGTAGTGTCGCCGTTGATTGCGGTGCTGACACGATGAGCAACCCTAAGTGGAAGATTAGACGTAGATACATTTTCGCGGCCTTCGCGCTCGGTGTCGCCCTTGTTGTGTCATCGATTGTTGCGGTGTGGCAAGACCGGTTAGGTGCGGGCGACCTGATTACGGGTGGGGTTGCTCTGATAAGTTTGATTCTTACGTCCTACATTTTTGGGGCGGCATATGACGATAAGAGAGTGGAGAACACGGATGGATAAGTTGAAAGCGTACTGGAATTTTTCGGCTGAGCGTGCAGTGAAAACTGTGGCGCAGGTGGCGATTGCAACTATTGGTGTGGGTGCTGTAGGCATTTTGGATGTGGAGTGGGGGCAGGTTGCTTCGGTCGCTGCCCTTGCCGGTGTCATGTCCCTGTTGACTTCAGTGCTGACTTACGACAAGGCCGCAAAGTGATGGGGCGGCTTGACGCTGTGGAGCGCGTTGATGGCTATGAGGTACCTGTAGACCCTATGGACTTGTTACAGTGCGATAGCTGCCAGTAAGGTAATTTTGTTTGCCCCCTCTCTCAAGGGAAGAGACCCCCCAGGCTTAACGGCTTGGGGGGTCTTTTTTTGTTACCTTTTTGTGAGATTCCTAATTAGGTGTTTCGTTACAGGTGGTGGCAGACTGTAGACACAAAGCAACACCACCTAGAGAGAGGTAAACAAAATGATTGAAACAGGAACGATTGTAAAAGTCTGGTACTCGAGCGGGCCTGCAGTAGTTGGCAAGTTTGCGGGAATGGTTGACGGATACTACACAGTAGAGGGCAACGTGGGCCGCTACGCATATATTGAAATTGTGGGAGGCTAATCAAAATGGGACACTATAAAAACCTCGAGGTTGCTATGCAAGACGACGTAACTCGTTACCACAACTGGTACGAGGCGGTTGGGCACACACTCGACGCGGTTACGTGGGCTTGGTTGGATGAACGTAGCGAACGGTTGTGGAGCGCGATAGAGCTTTGGGAGCTGAGCCCATACCAGGCAAAACGCGCCGTAGATCACGTCGCTTTACAACCGGTGACGCGGGCGCAAGCTCTCGCCGCCGAACGTAACCAAAAACGTAACGTACAACTATCGAGCCTGGATTGGGCTTTAGCGTTTATCGGTATCGCCTTTTTTGGGTTGCTCTCGTTGACACTATTCGTTATGGTCGTGACGTGATGGGTTGGGTGTTAATGGTAATTGGGGCCGGGTTTTTGTTTGCCCCTGGAATGGTTGACCCGCTGGCACCTATCAACGGTGCCTCGCTTATTGGCTTAGTGTTGGTTGGTTGGGCGACCGTACGACTTGTAAGCGGTCGACGGTGAGCTACGACTACAGCGACCTTATGCGCGCAATTATTGACGAGGGCAGCGAGGTGCCTTGTATGACCTGGCCAGACTTGTTCTTTCCCGAGCTTGGGGAAAGCACCGTACGGGCTAAAAAGCTGTGTGGGTCGTGCCCGGTAAAGTTACAATGTCTCGAGTACGCTTTGGACGCCGGCGAGAGTATCGGTGTCTGGGGTGGCACGAGTGCTAAAGAGAGATGGAGGCTAAAAAATGCAGGTAGTTAGCACAGGTAACCGGGTTTTGGTTACCGCTACAGATAGTTGGAATATGGAAGAGGGCCGGCTTGTGCTGACCCTAAAAGAGGCGCGCACGTTACGTATAGCGCTGGAAAATATGCGGCTAACGTTTGGTATTGAGGGGGTGGGCGAAGATGGCGAGGACGGTTAGAGCGCGTAGCACTGATCCGGTTACTTCACACTTGGCCGCTGACTCGGTAGACAACGTCACGGCGACGCAAGCGTATATTTTGCGGTGCTTGAAACGGCCACGTAACGACACCCAACTAATCGACGCTTACAGGGGTTACAAGACGGCACCTCGGGCGTCAGAGTCTGGTATTAGGTCGCGTAGGGCTGAGCTCGTAGATCGTGGGCTTGTGACCGATACGGGCCGTAGGGTGCTTTTAAACTCTGGCCGGTATTCGATTGTCTGGGGGTTGTCTAATGTCTAAATGGGTTGTCGAGTTTCTTGAAGATGACCCCGAGACGTTATACGTGAGTATTTACGAGCACCGTAAAGAAGGTAGCGCGGGGGCGCGGTTGGACTTGGTAACAAGTGCCCGGTTTTTCGCGTTGTCGGACGCAACTTTTTGGGTGGGACACGAGCTCTCGTCGCTGATGGGGGAGCACTGGTACTAATGCTCACCGCTGACCAGTTTGTGGCGTCTAAACAGCTTGACGAGGCCGGGTGGCTCGAAGCTCGAACTTTAGGGTTGTCTGCTACCACTATGGCTAAAGCTATGACGCCGGCGGGTTTCCGAGACGTTGTGGCGGAGTGGGATAACCATACCCCGATACCTGTAAATGCTTATATGCAGTTTGGGCTTGATAATGAGCCGTGGCTGGCAATGTGGACTAAACAAGTGACGGGTGTTATGCCTAACGACTGGCTGATACGCCACGAGTCGAACCCGATCGCGTTGGCAACACCTGACGGTATTAGCCTCGACGGCGACACTATTGCCGAGATTAAGACGACGGGTAAAGATTGGGGCAGCCTAGATAAAATACCTATCGTGTATATGCGCCAGGTGCAATGGCAGCTCTACGTTACGGGTGCTACTTCGTGCGTCTTTACTTGGTTGTTACGTGAGGAAAGTGACACCGGGGTTATGGTGCCGGCGTGGCTGGAACCTAAGTACGGGTTTATCCCCCGTGACGAGGACATAATAGAGGCTATGGTGGCGAGGTCTGCCGAGTTGTGGCAGGCCATTACTGAGAGAGAAGGGTAAAGGATGACGAGTGTAACAATTACGGTAGAGCTAGACGCTGAGGTTTATTCTTGGCTTTTGGCGGCAGCTAACGGGTCTAAAATGACTGTTAGCGATTTTGCTAACGATATGTTGGAGAGCTATCTGGAGGACAATTATGGCGAGGTTTGATTTATCAAAGTATGCGACGGTGGCCGAGCGTTTAGCTATGCTCGAGGCCGAGTACCCAGATTACCGGTTGGAGACTATCGACTATTCGACGGCTGACGATCGTGCTAAAGGGGTTTGGCGGGTAAAAACGTCTTTGTACTTGACTCGTGAGGATCAACTAGACGGGTTGGCTAAAGCTACAGGTCACGCGTTCGAGGTGGACTCGGCTAACGGGCCACAGGCCACTAGCGCGCTTGAGGTGTGCGAAACGTCCAGTGTGGGGCGTTGCCTTGCCCTGGCTTCGTCTAAGTGGTCGGGCAATAAAGACGACGCTAGTAAGTCGTTGGCGTCGCGTGAGGAAATGGAAAAGGTACAGCGTGGGGCACCGGCACCGGCAACCGTTGAGGCACCGGCAACCTTTTTTGACGACGTAGCTAAAGCTAAGACGGTTGACGAGCTCGAGGCGTTGTGGAACGTGGCAAAAGCGGCGGGTTACGCTGACTTTGTGCGTAAAGTAGTTACCGAGCGTAAGGCAATGATTACAGGGGGTAAAAAGTGAGTAATTGGACTAAGACGGATAAAGCTTTAGCGACTGAGCTGGCGTTGTATGTTGCCGCTGTGAGGTTGCGCGACCCTAAAGTTTATTGGGTTGTGGGCGAGAAGGGTACGCCGTGGCAGCATTATTATTTAAACTCGAGCGCGTTATTTCGTAAAATGCGCCCGTCGAGGCGTCGCCGGGTGGCTGTAGGTGAGTAACCTTACCCCGGCCGACATTATCGACACGTTATCGCGTATCGGTCGTGATATTGACGAGGCTACCGCTGATATTGCCAAGTTGGACGAGGCGGCCGTGAAGGCTAGGGCAGCGTATAAGACGGGTTACGCTCGAGCGTTTTTGACGTGCGAGGGTTCTATGGATGTACGGCGTTATACGGCTGAGCTGGAGATGAGCGATTTAGCGTTTACGGCTGAGCTTGCGGATCAACAACACCGGGCAGCGGTTTCGCATATTCGTTCGTTGCGTGACCGTTTGGAGATTGGGCGCTCTTTGGGCCCGATGATTAGGTTGGAGTGGGGGCAAGCGTGACTAAATGGCGTTGCGAAATAAAACGGTTACACGTGCTTGCAGGTTTTGGTCATAAATGGGGGGTAGAGCTCACTTGGGACACTTACGAGCCGGCTCTAACCGTCCAGGTCTTAAACTTTTGGGTTGTGCTCGAGTGGTGGCCCAAAGACACCGATATCTTTTATTACTAATGTCTGGGGCAAGCTCGAGGCGCAAAGGTAACCAGGCTGAGGTCGAGGTTACTCACGCTTTGGAGCGGGCCGGGTGGACAGCTGTAACGTCGAGGGCAGCGCGTGGCGGTTACCAGTCCGGCGAAGACATTATTACTAATTTCCCGTGCTCGATTGAGGTAAAAAACCAGGCACGTTTAGACCTTGCAGGGTGGTGGGGGCAAGCTGTGGAGCAAGCTAATGATAAACCGCCGGTTGTTGTGCATAAGAGGGTGGGTAAGGGGCAGGCCGAGGACTGGTGGGTAACTATGGACTTGGCTACCCTGTTACGTCTTGTGAGACGCCCTGACGGCTTGTAGTGAGTATCGGTAAGAGATCTAAAAAACAGGTTGAGCGTATCCGGCAGGTTGTGTATAACCGTGACGGTGGTGTTTGTGTTGGCCAAGGGTTTGGGTTGGCTTGCTCGGGTGGGTTGACGGTGCAACACCGGGTTAGCCGCGGGATGGGTGGTAGTGCCCAATACGATACAGAGCCCGCGTGGCTGATTACTTTGTGTTGGGCGCATAACGTGGCGGAAACGTCTAACGCGTCGCTTAGAGAGGCGTACGTGGCTCGTGGGTGGGGTGTACCGAGGTGGGTTGTGGACTCGTGGGCGATTACCGAGGTGCCGGTGAGGTATGTTGACGGTTGGTACGTGCTTGTCGAGGGTGATAGGTTACCGGTTACCGAGAGAGAGGTTCGAGAGATTATGAGGGCAATATATGGGTGAGGTATCCGAGGTCGACACCGACCTAAAGTTTTCGATAATCCCCGAGTGGCTTTTAGACGCTGATATAAGCCACGTCGCCGTCCGGGTGTACGCGATTATCGCCAGGTATGCAGACAACCAGACACTTACCGCGTGGCCGTCGAGGGCGACAATAGCCGAGCGGGCAAAGTGCACCGTAAAGTCTGTGGATCGTGCCGTAGCTGAACTAATCCAGTTGGGAGCTCTCGGCAAAGAGTTACGCAACGACCACGAGGGACAAAAGTCCAGCCTTTACACTCTCAAACGGG